CCCTGCAGGTAGCGTGACCGTCGCCCACGACACGCCCGCAGTAACGGAGCCTGCGGCCATGGCGAACGGCAGATGCTCCGCGTTCTTCAGCGTCGCTGGCGTGACATAACTCAGCGTATCCTCACCAGCATCCACCTCGGATTGGGTGGCGATCTTCGCAGTGCCGCGAGCGGTCGTACTAGCGGCTGACACCTGATCTCCGGTATGCGTATGACCCACATTCGCAACCTGGACGCCCTCTTGATAGATCGGGCCACCGGCATCTATTGCGCCACGTTCCCACAGCTTCCCGTGACCAGTACCCTCCTCGCCAATATCGAACGGTACCTCGGTCGTGCCCACCGGGAGCAATATGGTCGCAGGCTGCTGTGACGCATTGTCGCTGACTAAGACTCGAACGAACAGTGATTGCGTGACGGGGTAGATGTCGCCGCCGCCGACCATGATGAGCGCATTGCTATACGACAGCTCGGTGTGCGTCAAATCATTCCGCGTTGTCCATGGCGATTCTCCCGTCAAGGACGTCTGCACTCTCAACTTCAGTTCGTTCTTCTGCGTTCCCCCCACGATCAGAGACGGGACAGCAGCGGACAGGTCGATCCGTAGGAACGCGCCATCCCCCAACGTCCCTGAAACATCGGTCGCACGCCGAACTAGAGCCTTCGTCACCCGAATCCCCGCGTACTCAAGCACCGAGATCGTGCCAGTCCAGGACCGGGTCTTCCCTCGGGAATCTTTCACGGTCGCAACAACTGGAAGGGTTCCCGCGGAATTCGGAGTCCAGTTTGGCTGCACTGGGACACCCGAGACTGTCAGGGTGCGCTCAGTGATCGAGGCACCGTACTGCCCCGCCGATGACACGACACCTGTGAGGATCGACTGACCCTGCACGTACGCACCAATGCTCGTTGCTACGATCACATTCCCATCGGTCCACGCGACCGAAGGGACGTCAGGCTCTGTGCCTGCACCTGCAGACAGAACGTAATTCGCTGACTTCGTCCCAATGGTGCTCGAGCCCTGTTTCGTGACGACCGTGATCGTCACCGTCCCAGATTCACTGTTTGGAATCTGCGACAGCAGCGAATGCGGAGGTGTCCATGTAGTTGAAACTCCTGCACCCGTCGCGATCGTGCCCGTCGCGGTGCCGAACTTGTACGACACGTCATGCGTGAACCCCGAGCTCGCTCGAGGCAAGCTGATCGTCTTCGCCGCACCGGTAGTGAACCCGCCACCACCAGACAAGCTGGGGGTTGTAGCGCGCGGAATTGTTGGCATCGGAATGCTGCCGGTCGAGTATACGAGACTCCAAGCCGACGGCGGGACCTCATCGGCCCACGTCCCCGATACGCCGATCGACAACGCGCCGGCTGAGTTATGCGATACCGTACGCCGTCCAGATCCAAGGAAATGGTCACCGTACCCGTAGCTCCCATTCACAACCTTGTTGACAACGAAGGTGTTCCCAATGCCGATCTTGATTCGGGTCCGGCCAGAATATGCGGTGTACGAGTTCCGGCTAATGAGCCACAGCTCCGCATACAACGTTGTCGTGTTGTTCGCGATTGACTGTGACGACGGAGCCCCTGGCGGGACCCACACGCGGATCTGCAGATTCCTCGAGTTGACTACCGGCCCATTGAAGTACTGAACCCCCATGAATGCCTCCTACGGGTTAAACGGGCGGAATGTCGTGTGCCCCAAGATCGACGAATCAATAGTGTGGTTCCCGATCCGGCCACCACCGACCACGATCTGCGCAACGATAAGTTGCCCCTGGTTCCACTCCGAAGCGACAACACCATCCGCGATCAAGCGCGCTCCCGCGGACGTGAGTACCATTTCAGCTTCAGCACCATTCGCTTCACGAATATGCAGTCCGTCCGACTCGAACGAGAACGAGTTGTCATACTGGTCCAACTTGTCCGACAGGGCAGCAATGTTCCCCTCGGCGGAAAGCATTCGACCTGTTGCGAGCGCATCCACCGCCGACTGAGCGTCCGCCGCCGATTCGGCAGCCTCTTCGGCCGTTGTCTGCACATCCTCGACAAGATCGCCAAGCGCCGCAACGTCGATGTCTGTCTGGTCTCCGCGATCATTCAGATCGATAACGACGGCATTCGCTGAAATGTTCAGGTTCTCGCCAACATTAGGTTCCAAGTGGTCGACGGAGAGCTCACCAAGGACCATCCGGTTCGCGTGGATCGAGTTCGCAAGAATGTCTTCACCGTCGATCGCTTCGATTACGATCTGCTCAGTATCTGACACTCCCGTTTGTCGGCCGAGCTGGTCGTACGACACCAGTCGTACGTCGAGAGTGTCGCCGACGGATCCGAGCCGGACGAGAGCGGAACCCGCGCCCGCGAGCGCAGTGCCTTGCTGCACCCAGTCGCTGCCACCGATGCGAGCTTCCACCCACACAGTGTGCCCCCCAGTGGGTGTGCTGGTGTAAGTTCCGTCCCAAACCACCGACACAACCCCATACCCGGTCGTCAATACCGGGGCAGAGGGGGAGAACGTCGCCATAGTAGGGACACCACCGGTTACTTCAACCGGGACACTAAGGTCCCCCCACACTCCCTGAGCCGTTACGGCGCGCACCCGGAACTCAGCATCAACCCCAGAAGGTATGGTGACCGTCGTCGTGAGAGCATCGAGACGCAGTAGAGGGCCTGAACCATTCCACAGTTCATACTCTGTCGCCTCAAGAGGTTCAGAATCCGTTGACATGGTCACCTCATCCCAAGCCAACACGACTAACGCGTTCGGGCCGGTGGGTGTGAACTGTCCAGTGTTTGAAACCACACGAAGGTTCGACGGAGCTGCAGGAACTACGGACGCAGGCATAGCCGGAGTGACCGGAACCTCAAGCGAGAACTCTGACCAACGGCCCCCGGTATCCCGGGCACGAACCGCCACGAGACGAAGCAGCCCCGGAGCCCAAGACGACACAACCACAGATGGGGAGGCGGAAGCCGTCACAGATGTGACGAGTGACAACGCTTCGTTTGGAAGCCGAGACCACAACTCGTACTCGACCACATCGCATTCGGAACCATCAACTGCGGATGTCACCGCACTCCAAGCGAGCTCCACGCTCGACACTGCAGTGAAATCGGGACGGTACTCGCCAACATTCGATGACACAACCAGGCCGTCAGGGCGGTCAGGAGCGAACGGGGCCGGCCCAGAAGATGCTGGGAACGACGCGCCCGACCCGCCAACGTTACCTCCAACACTTACCGAGTTCAGTCGGTCCTTCACCCGTGCAGCTCGAGACTTCAACACATCACCGACACGCACCTGAACGGTTGAATCGGCGGTCCCCTGACGCACAATCAACCCCACCACTCGGCGAAGCTGCTTCCCTCCACGAGAACGGGCGCTCACCGAATCACCGACCACGAAATCAGCCCACGGAGACACCCCACCCTCTGACGGGGTCCACTCGTACGCTTCCTCCCTGGCGACCTGTTTACCGGCTTCGATGTACGGGGCCGCGTGCCGTGCCGAGGAAGCCACGTCCTTAATTCCGGACTGCGACAAGAAAATCTGGCGGTGCCCAAACCTTGACGAGATCGACATATTTGAGGCGTAGTTCTGCCACGGCAATCCGTCAGGTGCGGCACGAATATGCGAGTACAGTCCTGTAGCGTCCGTCTTCACCGGGATCTTCGTGAACTCTGGTCCCCCCAACACCACGTTCGGTCGGTCGACGCCCTTCATCCCCGGTCGGAACAGGCGGAGAGTCATTCCCGAAGCTGACCAGTCGCACATGCCGTCGTTCACCAGGCTGTTCAGTACGTGCGTATACGGCTTTGACAGCTCCCACTCGATCACGGACTTATCCGCCGACGCCCAGGGCAACCCGTTCGAATCATTCGTACCGTTAAAGTCCCACATTAGAGATGGGAACCATCCAGCGTTCTTCGATTCAGTCAGCATCCCGTGCAGTGTGTAGCCAGCTGATGCGGGACGATTGCCCGGTTCTACCCATCGACGTTTCCCGTTCTTCGACGATGCGGACCACGGCACCAACGCTCCACCGAGGAGCCATGGAACGAATCCCTCCGCCGTATAGGTAACGATCTTCGCGGCGTCTCCGGAGTCGTCCTCATCCTCCAGCACGATGAACAAGTCATGTTCTGGGATCGGCTGAAACCTGGCCACCTGGTCGCCACCCGGAATGGCATACTCGACACGCACTACGAATGGGAACACTGTGGGCGAGAAGTCATCCCTGGAGACTTTGAACGACAGCCTCGGAGTGGAGTTCTCTACCAAAGTCAATGAGAGGTCGCGAGTCTGGAGCACCCTCGACGATTCGTTGACGGTACCGCTGTCGGTCACCAACCGCACTCGATGCAACATAGAATCCCCCTAAGTGAGGAACGCTGCGCGCCCTCGAACCTGAAAACCAGACCCCGTGTTGTACGACGCCTGAGTAAGTGTCACCTGACCTGTTCTTTCTGCTGGGTCAGTGAATTGCGGAGTGATCTCGAATATTCCGCGAGGGCCACCGAAATCAACGAGGCCGCTGACTTCCTCGCCTCCGGTCCAGGAGTCCGTGTCGGTAAGCCACGCCCTGCCGCGGTCCGACTCGAATCGTAGAAACTCCCCATCTCCGATCGTTCCGTCCACAGCTATGAACGCTCCTGACGGGTCCACGATTTGCGGGTCCTCCAACGGGCCACGGAACCTCACTATGGCGTCCTGCACCGGGGCAGACAGGCCTGGGAATAGTGAACCAGTCACCCCGGCCGGCCCGGTAACGAACAGAGCGGTAACCTCCTCACCACCGCGCCACGCCCCATCAGGGATCTCCACATAAAACACCGCAGAAACCATCCCGGATCGCGGGTAGTCCTTTGGCGAGGAGGATGACTTCAATGAGCCCACCGCGACACGCCCGGGTGCATCGTCACGAGAGATCACAAGGGCTGGTGCGGTGAACACCGCCAGCAGTTCCTCCCAATCTGCAGCAGGGACCAGTACCTCGAACTGAGGGACAACTCCTCCGCGGGTCGAAGGTAACTGCTTGAACCCGTCCCGTCCAGGCCTGGTGCTTTGCGAAGTAGACATCGTTAACCCGGACCTCGGGAGGGTGGCGGCAAGTAACCGCCACCCCCTCGAAGGGTCGTCCAGCACGACGCCATTCACGAGATAGTTCTCTTGAGGCATCAGTCGAATAGTCCCTTCTCGTTCGCGTCGTTCCAGTCGTCATTAAACGGATCCCGCACCACTGGGTTATGGACAGTGAAGTTCACAACGTGACTGGTCAGCGCAGATCCACCAACGGCAACTGGTCTCGGCCGGTTCAGGTCACTCATACCAACCATCCGGCCAGACGCATCGGTCAGTGACCTGTCAACCATCGAGTTCATCGCGCGCCGCACCAGCGGAATGGAATCCGTCAAACCACCCGCAAACCCGCGACCAACCATGATGCCCAGTTCGTCGCGAGCACGACGCGACGGCGAACGTATGTCCAGCTCGGCCTTCGCGGCAGCCATCGCAGAAGCTGCCAACGCGGCTGCAGCATTCGCAGCACTTTGGATCTGCCCGGCAATACCATTCGCGAAGCCCTGCCCAAACTGAGCACCGATCGTGTACGACCCGCCAGCAGAAGACGCCAACGACGCCTTCGCACCGTCACCGAGGTTCTTCGCGGAATTATTCACACCCGACTGACTGTTCGAGAACCCCTGCAGCAACGTGCGGATGATCGACATAGCCACCAAACTCAGGTTCGTCTGACCAATCGACTGTGTGATCGTTTGCTTGAACGAAGCACCAACGGTTTCCGCCGCGGCGTTGAACGCGTCAGCGCTAACGTTCACCTGCGCAACTGCAATCTCGGTAGACGCAATGGTTTCCTGCAACGACGACGAGAATGCGACACCAGCCGCATGCGCCGCTTGACGGTACGGTTCAGGATCGATCGCAACAATGTTCTGCTCAGGTTGAGCGCTATCGAATCCGTACAGGAACGCGTCAGCGGACAGTTGACCAGCGTTCTCGTAAGGGGTCGTGTCGATCGCCCACGGGATACCCTTCCAAGGCAACCCGTCCGTCCCCATGGGAGTTGATGCGCCCTGGTAGAACGCATCCGCCGCAGCCACACCAGAAAGGCTGAACGGTTCAGCGTTCAACCCCGGAGCGGCAATCCAAGGCGACAGTGAGGGGTCAGCCGCACCAGCACCAAAGTAGAACCCCTGGCCCGCTTGACCACCCAGAGCGGCATAGACGGACGGATCAAACGCGGAAGTCGCACCCTCCTCCGTACCATCGGAGATCGAGATGCCCACACTCCGGCCAACCTCACGCATCTCAGCGTCAGAAAGACCCAGCTTCTCCTGCATGCCAAGAGTGTCCAGTGCGAGAGCCCCAGCTTCAGACCATGCGGACTTCATTCCGTTCGCAAGAGCATCAGCAGACTTTCGGCCCGCACTCTCGAACGCCTCGAACGCGCCACCGAAATCCCCAGTGAACAGCTTCCCGACCCCCTCGGCCATGCTGCCCAGATACGTCGTGAAACTCTCAATGAGCGGGATCACGAAACCGATCCCAGTGGTGATGCCGTCCAGGACGAACGAGATACTGTCGCCCATGAACTTCCAAAGCTTCGCAGTCGACTCGGAGTCCCCATTCAGGCCAAGAAACGCGCCACCAAGCTCACCAAGCTTCCCAATGAGCTCGCCAAGCTTCCCGAACAGCCGGCCGACGGAATCACGGAACCGTTCACTGTTCTGCCACATGTTCACGATCGCCCAAATGACAGCACCAGCAATACCCGCTACCCGCGCCAAAGCTCCCGCGAGACCACCGACCTTCCCCGAGAAGTCACTGAACCTGCCACCATGCTTCTCGAACAAGTCGAATACACTCTTCGCCGCACCAAACAGCCACTTAGCGGCGTTCAGCGCAAGCATGAACGCGCCCGCGAGCAAAACAATCGTCGGCGCGTTCTCGAGCACCTTCTCGCCGAAATCCACGATGGACGGCAAAGCGTCTATGAACCACTGAACGAAGTCCTCCAGGTACGGAGTGAGCTCCTCTATCGCGGTGATAAACGCCTCGCCCAACTGCGGTAGCAGAGGAGTCAGCGCCTCTAGCACGTCGACGAGCAACGGGGCCAGCACCTGTAGCGCTTCCGACAGCACCGGGCCGACTACTCGAGCCAGCTCACCCATGAAGGACAGCAGCGTGCCGAACGCTTCACCGAGCGGACCGAGCGCGGGTTCTAGCGACTTCAGCCCGTCAGCGAGGCCGTCGATCAGATCAGCCAGGCCACGCTTCACGGCCGGCTGCTCGAGCGCCTCCGCGATGGCCGCAAAGAACGACCCCAAGGCGACACCAGCGGTGCCCATGAAGTACTCGATCTCGCGTCGATTCTCATCCAGCATGTTGCCGAACGCCTTCAACCCGACGTTGAACCCGCTCAACGCGCGGCCAGCGCCACGGAACATCGCCGTCAATGTCCGCTGCCACTTCGCACCGTTCACGGCACGCTCCCACTCGAGCAGCATGTCCGCGAACCCAGACAACCCACCGGAACCACCAGCCTCAGCGGCCCTCCACAAGCCAGCAAAGATGCCTTGCGTGGCTGCCATCACGTCCCAAATGTCGTAGAACGCTTCCTTGGCCTCCATGAGCCACTGATCCAGTCGGCCGTCGGTCGACACGTCAGACAACCAGTTGTCGAACGTGATCGACAAGTCAACGAACCACTGCGCCAGCCCAGGCATGTACTTCGCAGCCACCAGCCCAAGGTTCGTGATCGCGCCAGCGAACGCGTCCGTCCCAGTGGACAGCACGTCCCACGCCGCGGCGAGACCGTCGAACATCTTCTCGAGACGACCGCCCGCGAACTCCCGTTCGAACGAGGTCGCGATACGTGCCGTGAACCGGCCGATCGCCGCCGAAGTCCTCTGGAACGAACGCTCCAACTGCGGCATCACCGATCGAGACAGGCTGATGATTGGTTGGCGTGCCTCTCGCCAGAAGTTCTCCTTGATGATCTTCCCGAGATTCCGGTACGAATCACCTAACTCGGCGAGCTCAGTCTTCGCGTCCTTCAACGCGACCGCGATCGCAACGATCGACACCACCGCGCCAGCCATCAAGCCCGGAAGCAGCAGCAGCGACGGTAGAGTCGCCGCGAGCCCATCACCGATCCCAACAAGCCCCGATATCGAACCCATCAGGCCAGAGAACGCGGTCGTCAAACCCGTCACCCCGAACGTGATTCGGGGGAGGTTCTTGTCGAGCTCACCCATCCACCGCTGGAAACGGTCGATGTAGGTCCAGGTGAGCCGAGCACCGGACAGTGCAGCAAGCGCGGTCAAGGTCTTCGTGATCGCCGCCCGCGACACCCGAGGAATGATGTCCACGATCCGGGCGCGCGTCAGCCACGCGAGCCGCGCGGACGCCCAAGCCGTCATCGGGTTCGCGTCGATCCGGGCCTCACGATCCTTCGCAACATCGTCGAGCTGCTCATCCAGGCGAGATGCCTGGTGAGTCGCAAGCTCGATCTGGTGCTTCAGGTGGCGGGCAGACTCCACGGCGTCGTCCATGCGCCGGTGAATCCACATCAGTTCGCGGTCGTCGAGGTTCTCGAACAACGACATCTGATTCAGGTCGTGCATCTCCCGCTCAATCTCGTTGAGCATTTGACGCACCGCGCGCCCCGAATCCTTGTCAAGGTCGATATTCACTTCGACATCGCGAATCAGGTCGCTCAGTTCGTTGTTGACCCGCAAGAAACGGTTCTTGTCGAACTGCGGCAGAAGCACAACATCGACATCGTCAACAACCTGCTCGATCTTCTTCGCCTGTTGACGGATCTGCCGAAGATTCGCGACAGCATCAACGTTGATCCGAAGATCCTTCAGTTCGTCAAGTTGGTCCTGCAACTGGTTGCGGATCGCACGCCGCTTCAATCGCGGAATCACATTGACGTAAACGTCGATGTTCTTGATCCGTTGCAGATCCTCCCGCACCTTCCGGGCGAAGCCTCGGGTATTCGGGAGTACTCGTACGCCGACGGAACCGATCTCGTGCGTTGCCATGCAAGCCTCCTGCCGCTACCCCGAGACTTGGCTCATGAAAGCGCCAGTGTTGAAGTCCGCGATCGTCGGCGCGACCAAGTCCTCGGGAGGTGAATCTGTGACGGGCGTGGAGCGCCCGCCCGGACGTGCGAACCGGAACTCGTCCGTGAACTTCTCTCCCGCCGCCATCGCGGCAACGAGATCAAAAAGTGAGGCCATCGCCTCAGATGTGTAATCCCAACCGATCCACCGCAGATCACCGTCGTAACGGATCGCGCGACACCTGGACCGGGGGTTGAGTAGCAAATGCTCCACAAGCACGAGTACGCGCCTGGTGCTGACCCTGCCCGCCCACACGTCCTCTAACGTGAGTCCGCTGTAGAACTCGGCAAGGTCAGCACTCAGCGACCCCGGAAGTTCGGGGTGGTGATCGAACTCGTCAATTAGCTCGTAGAGCCGTTCGATTCCCCCACGGCGCTCATGTAACGGTTCAGAAGAGCGACGAACACGTCGATGTTGTCGGCGTTCTTCTCCGACCAGCGCTCGTACGCCGCCTTGTCGAGCGCGATCGACTCACCGAACTCGTCCACGTCAGCGGCGAGATCCAGCAAACCAATAGCAGCCTCTTCAGGGATGTCGGTGTCGTTCTCGATCGCGTCGCGAAGCGCCTGCAGGTGCTTCGAATGGCGGATGCCGATCGTCTTCAGCGCGTTCTTCTGCCGGATGCGTAAACGTTCCGGCTTTCGCATCGGGGGCAGATCCGCAAGCAGATCCTCTTCTTCGATTTCCGCTTCGCGAACCTCCTCAGCGGAAAGCTCAACCGGTTCGACTTCTTCTTCGGTCTTCTTCGTAGCCATAGTGCGGGCCTTTCATTGATAAACCAACAGGGGTGCGGGCCACAGGGGGAGCCCCTGGCGCGTGGCCCGCACGAGACGCGCCAGGGGAGTAGAGAGACGGGATTAGTCGTCGCCGCCAGTACCGCCGCCGCTACCGGGGCGAGACAGGCCAGTCTTGAAAAGCTGCATGATGCCGGCCTTGCCGTTAGCTGCAGGCATCACGTCGGACGAGGCCGAAAGAATCGACGCAGTGAGCGGAAGCTCAAGGAAGTTCTCTGTATCGATCGACGGAGCCTCGCCAAGCGTCACCGACGTGTTCGGAAGCCAGAACCCGAGCTTGCCCGTGTTGTCCTCGAGCAGAATGAACAGGCCAGCCTCCACGGCAGAAGCCGAACCAGGAATGATGTACCCGTTCGTCTCCGGATCCCAATCACCGTTGAACGCGAGGTCGAGAACGTCCTCGTCGAACTGCAGCGCAGGAATCGTGACCGACCACTGGTTCGAAGCGTTGATCACACGCACAGCATCAGCCAGGAACGTGTCGATCTGGGTGGCCTCGCCACCCTCCTTGGTGAACGCGATCGTGTTCGCCTTCGAAGTGTGGCCCAGATTGGACCAACCGACCGGCCCGTCAATAGTCAGCGAGAAGGCGTCCAGCGGATTGCTCGGAAGTGCCGCATTCGCGGCCGACTGAAACACCGTGCCGTGGCCAGGGATGATGAGCTTGGTAGCGTCAACAGCCATGAGAAAAACTCCTTAGAAATACGAAAAGCCCGCCGGTAAGGGCGGGCTTTCAAGGGAAGAAATCGGTAGGGGAACTAAGACCAGTCCTGAACAATGATTCGGAACTGGGAAGTGAACTGAGCAACCTGCTTGCCGTTAAGCATCGACTGGTTGACCAGGTTGAATACGGCGCTATCTTCGACAGACAGGACGCCATACTTCTCATCGGCGAGAACGCCCCTGCCGGGCTTGTTCCACGACTGAATCTGCGCATACACATGACTCAGCACCGCATCCATGTCGGACTCGGCCAAGTCGATGAGCACGTGAACGATCAGCAGCACGTTCCACTTCCCGTGGTCGACCTGCCCGTCATTCATGGCGCGCCACGTCACCAGCGGGATCGTGTCATAGTCGTCGCCGTCGAGATCCGCAGAGACGGCGCTACCGGGGTAAGCGTCTTCCGTGAGGATCGTCTGAAACAACCGGTGCATGTTCGGGTAGTGAGGCTTCAATCGTCATCCTCCCCGGACTGTCTCGTGAGCCGGAAATGTACGAGCGCCTCAGTGAAGTTATGCTGCCCACCAACAGGACGCTGCCTCGACCCGCCTGGGGGAGTGCGACCGTACTCGATCGCCATAGCGCCAGGATCATCCGAGTACACAAGCCGGTCGGTGATCTGCTTACCCCGACCAGAACGTCCACGAACACGCTTGATCTTCAGCGAATTGATGAACGCGCCCGTATCACGATGCGTGAGCGCGTTCGCAATAACGCGATCCTTCACCCGCTGCGCGGCCCTGTCCATGTACACCGAAGTGCCGACAATCTTCGACGGCTCCATATGGGCGAGCACGTCGATCTTCACGTCAATCATCAGAGACCACCTCCGGCCCTGCGGGGGCGGGCTTATCGCCCAACCACTTGATCGTGACCACCCAATGATGCGTGCGCTTCGACCCGTCCATGTGCTGCGGCGTTCCGACTGTCTCGTACTCACCGCCGTTGAAATACACGAGCGAATCAACGTTGCCGGGCCACTCGCGAGCGAAGATGCGGTTCATCGACAGAAGCCGCAACCCCTCCTCGTAATACTCCTCAGCAGAAGCCCACTCGCGAACCGACTGCACATGAACATTCGGCAAGGTGATCGGGTCACCGTCAGGAACATAGGCAGCAATCCCGTTCACTCGGCTCTTCACGCGGTTCTGAACGATCACCGTATGCGGGCCACGCCCACGGATAGAAGGCATGACTACCTCCCGTGAATCCCGATCGTCGCCGTCCCAATCGGTGCCGAAGACTCACCCAACAGGTCAAGCATGTTGTCCTTCGTGAACCACAGGTAACCTGCGGCAACCGCCGAGTTCAACTGGTACATGTAATTGCCTTGCTGCTCCTGCCGAAACCCGTCAGGGTTACGGGCAATACGAAGCACCGCCTCAGCAACCGTGTCCTTGAACGTGTCCTCGTCCAACGCACCCGACTGCAGGCGGCGAGCAATCCGAGTGCCGAACCGAGACGACAAACGACCGATCGACTTGCGGATCATCTTCTCGATATACGTCTTCGAGCCCAGATCCTCCGGGTCACCCTCGTAAGAGTCGACCACATACTGGTAGTCGACCGTGGGAAGCGTGACGGCCATAACAGCCCCCTCTACTTGGTTGCTTGCTCGATCGCTGCAGCCAGCTCGGCAGTCGTTGAGGCCTCACCAACGTCGATGCCCTTCGCTGCAGCAAGCTCACGCAGCTCAGCAACATCCATCGACCAAACGTCAGCGTCGATGTCTTTGAGATCGTCGGCATGCAGGCGGGCCCTCAGCTCGTCAACCTTGCCTTGGTCGTCAAGACCGCGAGCTCGACACAGTTCCTGCAGTTCACCCTTGCGCATGCCCGCGTAGTCGACTGGCCGAGTGTCGTCACCACTCGACTCAACGGTGACGGACTCCACGCTGACGGTTGTCTCCGGCTCGATCAGTTTCGGGTTGGTGATCATGCCGACCGCCCATTCAGGGATCTCATCGCCGGGGCGAAGAGTGACACGCTGAAACAGCGGGTTCATAATGTTCACGGTCTTGCGGACCTTCATCAGTTCCTCCTATGGAACAGCGGACGGGGCCGACACCGGAGCGTCGACCCCGCCAGCCGGGAATGGTTACAGAACCTCGAGCGAGGCGGTGCGGTTAGCGGCAGTCACAGCCGGAATGCCGATCGCCGAAACGAGAACATCGAACCCGTTCGGATCCTCCGTCTTGTACGCGCCAGACACAACGCCAGCGACACGGCCAAGACCGTTCTCCGGCTCCATCGCCTCAGACGTGATGCCGAGCGACAGGTTGCCGAGCGGGCCCGACCCCGAAGCGGTCGCAACCGCCGAAGCTAGACCACTGGTCTGCGGGAGGAACAGCACCTTGTCATCAGAGAACAGGGCACGCTCGTTACCAGCCGGGTCGATCAGGCGCTCATCGTTCGTCGTCGGGTACACGAAGTTGAAGTTCGCGAGCACGCGACGAACATCGTCGTAGGACACCTGGTTCGGAAGGTCAGTGCCTCGCTGAACAGCAAACTTGATGATTCCGGTGTTCTTCGAGAGCGCCGCGATCACAGCCTGAGGAACGATGATCGTGCCAGGGTTCTCGCCATACGCGTCACGGAGAGCCTCAAGGTCACCGATCACGTCAGCGGCAGGGTTCGACCATACCGTCGACGCGGTATCAGTCAGTTCCGGCTTGCGCCCATAGTCGAGCTCGAACGAGAGATCACGCTCCTCGATCGTGACCTTGCCAGTCTCGATCGCCTCCGCGCCCGCGAGCACGAAACGCATCGCGATCTCGGCCGCGATCTGCTGAGCCTTCTTCTCGAACTCCGCACCAAGGTCGCCACCGAACATCTGAAGATGCTGGTACTCGTCCACGTTGTAGCGGCGAGAGATCGGCGCGAGCTTACCGGCGCGCGACTCGCGACCATGCGAGATGGTCTGATCAGACTCGGTGTTCCACGAGCGGAAACGCGCTGCCTGAGTGAGCGCAACCGAGTTCACGTCGAAGTCGTACGTGAGCTTCGGGTTCGCTACCGCCGGCAGGTAGGTGGACACAATCGATGCCCCGTACACGCCACTGAAAGCGCCGCGAGCGACACCCGAAAGCGCGGACGGAGTCTTGTACTGCTTATCGAAAGCCATGATTACTCCTTAGAGGTAAGAAACCTGAACGGCGTGCGGGGCACCCTTGAGCGCTGCAGCCTGGGTCGCGACGGGCAGGAACGCGACATCCACGAAACCGTGGAGGAGACGCGCGAACGGCGAGGTCTCCGAGACCGTGCCATCAGCACGCTTGATCTCGACACCCTCGTTGTCATTAATGAACCCAGCAACAGGCTCCGCCTCGACGGCCGGCTTGTAGCCAGGTTCGCCTTCGTCACCCTCGGCGGGGGTGCCAGGAACCCACGGCACATACATGCCGGAATCCTTGTCGAGCTGCACCGCGACACCCGAAGGAATCACGAAGTCAGTGCGCCCACCAATGTTGTAGTGGACACCCTCAACGAACTCAGTGAGATCGAGAGTGCCAGGCTGGGCAGTGGTCTGCCCGTGATGAGATGCACGCCAGCGAGTGTCGACCGGGTTGTCGACATGCGTGCTAGTGATAGCAAAATCAGCCATGATGTAGCCTCCTTGGTCTACTTACTTTTGGGCTGTTGGTACTTGGCAAGGGTGCGAGCCTCGGCCTCAGCCATGGACTCGTTCATGCCCTTCTTGAGCGGCTGCGTTTGACTCAGAATGTGCCCAAGGTTCCACTGCTGGTTGGACTTGTCGTCCCCCTCGTCTTCTCTTGGCGCAAGCCGCTTCGCCATGCGTTCCACTCGCTCAACGTCGACCTTCCCGTCCTTCGTGTATGACTCGAGCGCCGGAAGATCCGACATGAGTTCATCGAGTCCCTCATCGTCAAGATGGGGGAGCCGGCGGGCGAACTCCGCACGAACCAGAGACGGCAAAACCTTCGCCAGAGCATCCTGTTCCGCCTTCGCGACCGCGGCAGCGATCTGCTGCTCAAGGTCCTTCTGCTCAGGCGGTTTCGCAGCATCCTCAGCGGCACGCTTCTCCGCACGGAACGCCTCGAGCTCTGCCATATCCGCATCGAACGACTCAGGCTTCGCACGCTTCTCGTGCTTGCGAGCCTTATCTTTCCAATACGCGGCCTGCTGCTCGGGCGTCATCTCCTTGACAGGAGTGTTCGCCGGAAACCCAAGATCATCGTTCTTCGGCTTCTCGTCGACCTTCGGGTCACCACCACCAGGCTCGTCCTCGTCAGTGACGAAACGCAGAAACATGGGGCGGAAACGTTTGGTAAACATGAGTGAGTAGTCCTTACATGTCGTAGGAATGAAAAAAGCCACCCCATGTCGGGATGGCCTACCGGGCGAGCTTCACATCGAGATCCCGAATGGATTGCTCGACGGTCCAAATCGCCTGCTCGATAGCCCCGCGATCCGCACCCGCATCGAGACGAGAACGCAAGTTATCGATGGTCTGTAAATATTCGTCACGCCGCCGCTCCAGCCGTTCCCGTTGAACGGACGCGTCTGGCCGCGTGTACCTCGGTGTGTGCGGGCGAGCGTTCGCTTCCGTCCACCCCTTCTTCGCCCGCCACTGCAGCACCGGGCCAAGCTCGCCGTGCTCGCTGATCTTCACGCGAACACGCTTCAAATCCTTGCCGTACGTGGACCCGCCAGCGCCGCCATAAATCTCATCAAGATTCCGGCGAAGATCCTCCTGATTCCAACGAAACCCAGGATCCGCGTCCTTCGTGACCGGGACAGTGACGCACTTACACAGGTGATGAATTGGCTTCAACCGCTCGTACGTGTACCAGTTCGTCGCCGCCACCACGCACAAGCCGCACGACCCATGCATCGACAGTTCCGGCCGGATCACACGCCTGAACCCGAGAACCTTCTTCCCGTCGCCCGTGTACTTAGCAACATCCGGATCCTCATCGAGACCCAACAACTCGAGCATGTCCTCGTACGGCAGAAGATCCGAGTCATCGTCGGAGTCCGGTTCGGGGAGCTCGTCAAGGATCGGGTCGCCAGGATCCAACCAATCAACCAGGTCAGCTTCCTCGAGACGCTCCTGAATCACATCAAGCTCGTCACGCTCGGCGATCGCAAGATCAGCCGCAACGATCCCGTTCAACCGGTTCTCGAACGCCGCCCAGGCTTCATCTATCGACCCGCCAGCATCCAGAACCGCCTGCGCCTCACGCGCCGGACGCCGATACACGTCCAACGCGTCAACCCCAGAACGCGGGTACACATCCACAGGTCGACCAAGCTGGGGCACATTCACACCGAGCTCGCGCAACGCGTGCAACTGAAACTGGCGGGTCTCACGCTGCACCTCCCGCAACGCCGACTCCACCTGCAACACCGACTGCGACGCAACAACCGTCACAAAGTCCGGGTCATTCCACCGGTTGTAGTTCCTCCACAGCCCCAGCAGAATCAGAATCAGGCGTTCCATGATCGAAACCTTCCGGTTCGCGTGCTGCTGAACCGCCCGCTCCGTAAGCGCCATCTCCACCACCCGCATTCATCAGGCTCAACTGGAACTGTTCGTCGCGCAGATTGTTCGCCTCGAGTTCCAGCTCCTCCGGCGTCATCTCGTAAATGTGCTCGTTAATGCCCCGCTGAGACATGCCGCCCTGCTTCGCAGACGCAGCCGCCGGCGCAACATCGGCCTTCGAAACCCACTCGATATGTCCCCACATCGTCGTGATCTCTGTACGGTCAGCACGCTGCTGGTCGCCATGCGCCTCGAACAACAGCGACATTGACATCGCGAGCGACTCATCATCGAACTCGCGAGCCTCGATCACTTTCGAGCGGATCGTTTCCCGCTGCAGCTTCGCGCCCTCAGCAGAACCCTGCACATCAGACGAGAACGCATACAGCGGCGTACCCGAAATGCCGGCAAGATGCTCGAGATCCTTCTTCTCAGCAAGCGTCAACGACGACATCTCGATCGGGGCCGACTCCCAGACCTTCGCGCCCTGAGGCAACAACCACAACGCTGCCGGGCCAGCCTTATAGATGTCGTCGTAATCGATCGGCTCGCCAGCCTGCGGGTGACCCTCCGGCCACACATCAGGGAGCGGATCATCACCCGACTCGATCGCACGCTGACGAAACGCCTGCATCGCAGTGATCGTCAACCGCTCAAGAATGTCCTGAGTAATCCGATCCAACGACGGCAAATGCGGCTCGAACTCACCCTTACCGCCCGGGTTCGTGAACGGCACCACCGGAACCCGCTCAGTCCAGGTAACCGCCGTAGACGACACCCAGTCCCAGTCGGTACCAGGCTCCCAGGGCGTACCATCCGTCGGAATCGAAGGCTCCTGAGACTCCTTCGCAGCAACCCTCATATAGCCAGGCCGGATAAGCGTCAACAAATCCAGTTGATTCAACTCATCCCGAGAAATGATCAAGGCCGCGTCCGTCAACCACGGGCGAAGCTCGTTCATCTTCACGCCAACCTGCCAAGGCGACCGAGCCGTGATGAACGGCTCATTCACCTCGTCCATGCCGATCACAAAGTACGCCTGCCCATACAGTGTCTTCCAACGCTGCATCTCACGAAACTGAGTCTTGAAATGATTCAGCTTCATCAAGCGAGACGCCTCACGATCACCATTCACGTCATCGTCAGCAGCAGTACGAAACCCGCGCAACTTCATACGCGAAACCTTCTGGTCGACAATCGTCTTCCCGAAAGTCAGCTTCGCCCTCTCCGCCTGGCGCATATAGGCCTCACGATTCGCAGGATCCGCCTCAACAGGAACAACCCACGAACCATCGTCATACGAATCAAGCAACGCAAGACGCTCGAAACGCGCGCCCATCTCGGTAGCAATCTGGACCAGAAACCAATCATCAGTCCCTGGATTCTGAGCATCAGCCAGCATCAACTACCTCCTATGCCGCGACGCGTTCCCCCTCGGGTTGAACGGCGTAAACGAATCTTCCGACTTGTGTTCCTTCGCCAGATAGCGAGCACGCGCCTCGAGCGCCAATACCATGCCAACCGCGGCATCCATCTTGTGCTTCGACCCGCGCTTGTCCTTACCAATGACATCGCCAGTGTTCCGCTCCCACACACGCGCATTCAGCACATGCCGAGTGAACTGCGGATCATTCCCGTGAATCACACGCCCCTCACCAATAGCCGTATGAGCACGCTCAACCGCCATCGCCATCGCCTTGTGGTTATTCGTATAGAAATGGAAACTCTTATCGCGAGTGGCATGAACCTCAACCAAGTCAGCGAAATCACGATCCCACGCATCCACGTAGTCCTGCCAATACGGGGGATCCGCAAAGAACCCCACCACATCGAACTTTTCGAACGTCTCACGAACACGCTTATCGACCTTCAACTGGTCGACAGTCCACGACTTCGCCTCCTCAGCATCCGGCGGCTCCTCAATCAGAATCGGCCACACATACCCGTCATCGACACGACAAGCAATCAGCACCGTCGCATCATCAGAACGAGAACCATCGAAACCGAGCGTGATCTTGTCACCCTCGCGCGGCGGACGCCAATCAAGCTTCTCGCCAGACTCATTCGCAAGCTTCGCACGATGAGACAACCCGATCAGGTTCCACATCTTCACCGTCAACCACGAATTATTCGCCTCAACAAGCGAGTTCAAGAAATAACGAATCTGATCATTCAGGTTGTTACGGGGATCGAAGAACGCATCCAGCATGTCCTCGACCGAGTTCCACTCAGCCGCGTCACCGTACGCGTCAGCAAACGCAGCCTGCACGCGGGCCTCATACTCGGCATCGGACTCAAGCTCACCCTGCATCGGATCACCGAGCTCGCCCCAACGGTGATCGAACAACATGCGCTTACGCCGTGTCCGACCCTCAGCGATCAGATCCGCCAGATGATACGTTTCCTCAGCAACCGATTCCTCACCAGGCTGATACATCGTCGTGGTCTCGATATACCAAGGCTCAGCGAGCTTCTTCCGCTTACGCAGGTTACGAGTGACCGTCGCGTGCAAATCCTTCAGTCGAGGCTTGTTATACAGGTGCGACTCATCGAACACAACGAACGTCTCAAGGCCACCATCCTTAGATGACGCACCCGACGACATCGGTTCAATAGTTCCACCACCCGACGACTTCGCAATCGTCACTCGAGTCATCGTGCACTCGACGCCGTACAGCTTCACCAGCGCATTCAAAGGAGCATCCTCGGCGCTCAGATTGAAATAGACCGAGTCATAGACGTTTCCGGTCTGTCCTTCGGCAGTAGCAAGAATCCGGATCACCGGCTGGTTCACCGGGCGACCCATCGGCTCACCCTTCACATACGTGTAGGTCTGCCCAAGAAACGTGTACGTCTCGCCACCCTCAGCCCAGCCAGAAAACCGGCACGGACCAAACGCCTCAAACAAAACCAGAGCCGCAGCAAGACCCGACTTATCAGTACCCTTCGGCCGAGAAAAGAACGCAGAATCATAAAGTCGACGCCCACGAGCATCAAGCGAGTAACAATCAACAATGAACCCGTAATACTCATCGCCATACTTGATCGGTTGACCCGCAATATCGCCGCGCCCATGCCGAACAAACGCCTCAATCCACCACGTAGCAAGATGACCGAGCGAACGTTCGCGATCATGAAGTTCCTCATTGCGAATCAAACGGCGAGGCATCAAGCACCCCCGTTAATAACCCGCTTCCTGCGCGCCGAATCAATCGATGCAACATTCGAGTTCGAACCCACCTCGAACTCCTCAGGAACCTCAATCTCGAACCGCAAGCGCATACGATCCGCATACGTCGCGCCAAACCCAGCAACCCGGATACGGATCTCACCCGCACGCTCAGAGTTCTTACCGCCGGTCATCCACATCTGGTGATGCAACAAAGCCGTATCCAGCAGGTAGTCCCAATCAACAGCAGTCAACATGCGCGTCGCCTGAGGAGACTCCCGCCAGTTATTCCACCAACGCACCGTCTGCGGATGCCACTCCTCACGAATAGGATTCCCATCCACATCGAACTGCAACTCACCATTCACGCGAATCTGAGGCAGCACATCATCAGGAAGATCAAAACCACCGATCTTCCCGTCAGACTTCACAAGCTCACGAACAACCGTGTCACGCTTACGAGCGCGATCCTCCTTCGGCGGCGGACCATAACCAGCCATAACAAACCTCCATGTCGGTAGGCAAAACCCGATCCATGTCGGAGCGGGAAGACTCAAGTCCACGATCCAAAAACACCCCCCAGACCCGCGCGCAATAAATACTGCAGAACGCTTGCGGGGGAGCTTTTGGCGGGGGGCGGGGGGTTCCCCTGTGGGGGGTTAGTGGGACGCGTGTGCGCGTGTGTACGTGCGCGTGTGTGCGTGTGTGCTCGCGTGTGTGTCCGCGTGTGTGTGGGCTCGTGTCCGCGCGCTCGTGTCGTGCGCGTCGTGCGCGTCGTGCGCGCGTGGCTCGCATGCTGTCGTGTGTCCGCGCTCGTGTCGTGTGGTGTGTGTGAGGGCGTGGCGTGTGGTGCGCGTGGCGTGTGGTGAGCGTGAGCCGCCGAGTCTGGCCGAGTCTGGGTGAGCCTGAGGGTGGCTGGGTGTGGCTGGGTGTGAGCGCTGGTGAGTGGTGCGACACGCCGCGACACGCCCGGGTGCGGGTACACTTTCGAAAATTATTTCTGCCGCATGATTCCGCGGAAGTTTGGGGGGTTTCGGTGGGTTATGTGGCGCGCATGACTTGTGGGTTATGCGGGCCGCATGACATGATTGGTTCATCGCCACCGAGTGAGAGACGGAGGCGGAGCGGATCGGTAGCAACGGCCGGGGTGAGAATCCCGGTTCGGATGAATAACCGCCAACGGTCTAGCGCATGAACCTCGCCCATATGGCACCAACTCAACAGCGGATGGATGAAACGGCAGTGGAGAGACTGCCAACGCTTGCCAGACACGGCCAATCGGGCTAGGTGCAGTGCGAGCGTTTAGGGCGGCGCGCATGGTGCGCCATGAGCACGGTTCGAGTCCGTGGCCGTCCACTGGTAGCGGTTTGCTGGCCGCTAGTCGATTGAGTGAAAGGGGACGACATGAGTGTCAAGTCTGAGCGTCGCGCTTGGTATGCGGCGAATGTTGAGCCTAAGCCGGCGGGTGAGCCTGTGGGTTCGCCGGCGTACATGGAATGGGTGCACCGGGCGAACGCGTACATGGTGGCGCGTTGCGTTCCCGGGACCGCGATCCTGAAAGATGCGGGGGACGTGCCCGCGGTTGCACCGAAGCCGGTGATTGCATCGCGTAAGGCCTCGGCTACGGATCAGGCTGATCGTGCCGAGTATGCGGACTTGGTGGATTCGATGCGGGCGCGTATTGCGGACGCTATGGGTTGGCCTGGCATGTTATGGGATGACTTCTGGAAGCCGTCCGCGGCGCGTAGGCCCGAGTTTTGCAAGGGACCATTGCATCAGGCGTGGCCTCATCTGACCGAGGAGATGCAACGGTTGCATGACGAGGGGGTTTGGAAGTGGACCACGTTTGCGGACTTCAAGGCCATGAAAGTTGCTGAGCGTGCGGAGATGCGTGAAGCGTACGCGGCAGAGTCTGAGTCTGCCGAATGGGGGGTTGCGTTCTAGTTGCGCAAGGTGGCGAGCGTTCAGGCGTCGGCCCGGTTCGAGTCCGGGCGTCACCACTGGGGCTATGCGCTGGGCATGGCCGGGAGTTGCAGAAAGGTTGGAGATTATGAACCCGTTTACGACACCGTTTACTTGTAAGGGTTGCGGTTGCGAGGGGATGCGGATCGACATGTTCCCTGGTGAGCGTTGCATTGAGTGTCATGCGGCCGCGTTCGAGATGCCGACAGCGGGCGAGCTCGCGGGCATGTTCAGGGGGGTTGCATCATGAGCGAACGGATTATCGCGGCGGGAATTGCGCGGCGAGTACGCGGCGGGGGAAACCCTGCTGAGTCTGAGGCGCTGCTACGTGAGCTGGTTGCGGAGTTCGCGCCGCAGAATCTCGGGTATGCGTTGCATTACAACGGGTTCGCCACTGAGCGCGGCGCGGAACGGCTCGCGGCGGCGCTTCTGGCTCGCGAGGAGGTTGCAGTATGAGCGAGCACAAAATATTGCGTGTCTGGAACGAGGGCGAGCGAGCTAATTACACGTACGCGTACCGGTGCAGTTGCGGTCATGTTGAGCGCGATTATTGCGACGACTACCTGGCGCGTTGGGATTGGCACGTGAATCATGCGGGGCTGGATCCGGAGGTTGCACCATGAGCGCGGGCTGGTTGCCGGACACTGTGACGGCAGACGATACGCCGCTGCTTGAGGTCGAAGATTGCGACCCGCTGAATGGCGGCGTGCTCGATTCGTTCGTGCCACGGACGGATGTTGCGCCCTCGTTGTGGTGAGGGTTGCAGCCCTAGCGCGTAAGGCGTGGCCGCGTCGCAGCGGCACTAGGGCACGGCGCGGTTGCGCATGAAACAGGATTGCGCCCGGCGTGATTGCAGTCACCCGGGCGCGTGAACCAAACCGGGAAGGGGTTTGATTATGTCTACTGTACCGAGCACGAAAGAGTTTGCGGGCATGGTCGCCGATTACATTGCTTCGCCGGCGAACTGGCCGGCGGCTATGGCGGCGCGCACTCTCAGGATTGCGGCAGGGCACCCGGCGTACTCTCCAACGAATCAGGCGCTGATCTTGGCGCAACTGGTACAGCGGTATTGCGACGAGGGTGTCGAGTTTGAAGATGCGATCGGGCGGGCGCTGGTTGCGTTGCAGGGTGAAATTGCGCCGCGCACGGTTTGGGCGCGTAGCGGGTTCGTGCCTGAGGGTAACCCGATTGCGATCTGGTCGAAGCCGGTGCCGTTGTGGGTTGACGAGAACGACAACCGGGTGAAGCCGGGCACGCCTGGTGCGATCAAGCGGACCGTGTTTCGTGGCGAGCGCACCTATATTGCGGCTGACGTTCGCAACGCTGACGGGGTGACCGGTGAGGTTGCAACAGCGGCACCCGCGCTCACAGACGGCGACGCGGGTGTTGCATGGGATCGGCTCGAGTCGTGGATCACGGGCCAGGGTTGGCGGGTTACGCGGGCAACTCGTGACATGCGGGAGAACGGTTGGACGATTCACGCGGCTCGCACGATTGCAGTGCATGGCGGGCTCGATGGTTGGGCCGCGGTCGAGACGCTCGCTCACGAGATTGCACACGCGATCTTGCATGGTGAGAACGACGAGCGCGACTATCAGGCGCACCGTGGCGAGATTGAGGCTGAGGCTGAGTCGGTCGCGTTCGGTGTCATGATGCTTGCAGGTCAGACTGAGCTTGCGAAGGGCAGCGTCCGGTACGCGGCTGACTGGGCGAAGCGCGACGAGAAGCTGCTCGCGGTTGCTTACGAGAAGGCCTGTTACGTGACTGACGCGCTCGCTCGAGTGATGCTCGGCGAGGGTGACGTTCAGGTTCAGCAGTCCGTGAAGGCTGAGAAGTTGCAAGCGAAGGCGAGCAACAAGGAGCTTGCGGCGCAGTTGCGGGCCGCGGGTATCGAGCCACGAGGCGAGGCGTGGAAGCTTGCGAAGGCTGGCGCGCCTATCGAGTCGCTGACTGAGTACGTGAAAGCCGCTTAGGCGGTGGCGCTACCGGGACGAGCCGGGCGGCGAGTTGCAAGCGCTCGCGAGCGCACGGCGGTTTGCAGACCGCACACAAACACACAACGGACCGGGAAGGGGTTCATCATGTTCTATTCGACAAAGCCTGAGGCTGTGCAGGCTGAGGTTATTGCACCGATCGAGGCGTCCGGCATGGTTGCGGACGCGCGTGCCGAGTTCGATGTTGACGCTATCGCTGACAGGGTGATTGCGTTCGAGGACGGGGTTGACGCCGGCGGTGTGACGCACCTGAACCGGCAAGGCTTCTATTGCACGGTTGAGCCGGGAGAGTTCTGGCAGGTAGTTGCAGCGCACGCGTTCGAGGTGGCGCTGTGAGCCGGATGCTTGGCAGTGAGTGGCCGTTGTGTGAAACGGCCGAGGTGTTGCAGCGTCGCAGGGCGCGGCGTGCTGTGCTCGCGGATGTTGCGGGCGTGACGTTGTCGGTTGCAGCGTTCGCGGCGATCACGCCGCTTGCTTTGATTCTTGCCCCGCTTGTGGGGATTGCGTGAAAGGAGCGGCCATGATGCCGATAGATGAGATTGCGGAACGTGCCGCGCACGAAGTTATTCAGGCGCATGATGTGCCGGTGTTCGAGGACTTGGTTGATGAGTCTGCGATTACGACGCTCGCGTGGGAGTTGGCCAACGGGGATTCTGTGAACGTGGAGACGGCGTTACGTGAGCTAGTTGCACGTGCAGTCGAAGCTGACCGCGCACAGCGCGACCCGAACGCAGACGGCACGCTACACGGAGCGGCGATTATTGCCTGCTTGGATCGCGCTAACAACTGGGGCGTTGAGGATGAAGAGCCCTACAAGCGCGCCGCTCAGTGGATCGAGGAAAACCCGGATGACTTCTGGGACCGCTACGCCGGGCCGATGCTTGACGACATTGAGCGCGAACGCCCGTGGGAAGAAGTGGAGGCTGACTAATGACTGAGACGAACGCGGAGCGCGTAGCGCGTATCGAGCGCGAGAATATGCAGCGCCGGTTGCAGGCGCGCGCCGAAATGGAGCGCGACGACTGGGAGCCGGCCTATAGCCCGTGGCGGCACGGCGGCAGCTACGTCGTAAACATCGTTTTCCCGCAAGGCGGATGCGGGTGCATTGTGAGCGCTCGCCACACAAGGAGCGGGAAGTTTGAGAGCGCATGTTTCCGCGATGAAGTCGGGCAGCATCGCACGAGACGCGCGGCAGCATTTGCAGAACGCGAGCACGCTATGAGGCTGTGGCGTGCATGGGACGAAAAGACGAAGGAGGCGTAAGCCATGCAAGAGCAATTAGAAGTATCCGCTGCGCTCGATCAGTGGGTGAGCATTTACGAGCGCATGACCCCCGCCGACTCGTTCCATGAGTCGCTGAATTACCCAGAGGCCGAGGCGCTGGCAAATCTGCTCGCAGTTGCAGGCCGTCACGACCTCGCGCAGATTCTCATCGAGGAATGGGCCGAGGGTGACCCCGAAGCGGCAGAGGACTACGCCGAAGACCTCGCCGACTACATCGAGCATTGCAAGATCAAGCAGAAGGAGGTGGGTGCATGAACGACCGGCCAGTCATTGAGCGCCGCATCAACGGAGAATACAGCACCGTCAGACTGCCACATGACGGCGCAATTGAGACGTGCTGGTTCCCTGACGATCCCGACATGCCGAGCCAAGTTATCGGGCGATCCTACGGCCCAAGCGTCGCGCAAGCGGCGAGCGAGCATATCACCGAGTGGGAAGCGAGGGAGGCGTGACCATGTTTAACTCACAGAAGACCAACACCGACCCGCTGCAGTGGGTGAATCCGAATAGCGGCGGTCGATACGCTCGGCAAGAGTTCGGAGATTTTGAACACAAGCCCCGCCCGGAGTTCGACAACAACCCGAACCCGATCCTGGTTGCGTTCCGAGACAGACGCGAAACGCAACCAAGCAAGAGCATTGCAGAGCTTGCACGCGGGGAACTCGTATGGTTGCGCCGCGACCTCCCAGCGGCATTCGACGCAACCCGCGAGCACATCGACCACGCGAAGCGAGTACTGGAACGCCTCGTAAGGATGTCAGCATGAACCGGTACGTGCAGATACGCGAGTACGTGTACGACCGTGAAGCGTTCAGGCGTGCGCCCTTTGAAACCGTTGCGGAGGCCGAAGCCGGCGCGGCGCTGATGAACGACCGACCCGAAGTTGCAGAACAGTACAGATGGGAGCCAATACCGTGAGCTTGCAGATTGAGTTATCCGTAGCGCATGATGGAAGCATGGCGAAACGGTACTACTCGAAGAAAATGTTTGCTGAGCGCGTCGGCATGCAGATGGGAGAACTCAGCTCATACGAGAAGCTGGTTTCGTTTCCGAAGCCGGACGTGATCGTCGGAGAGGGGCCGCGGGCAACGCGCGGCTGGTCCGAGGAGACGATCGACCGGTGGAACAGTGCCCGTCGCGGCTCAGGGAACCGTATTGCCGTGCCATCGAAACAGTCCCGAAGCGCGAAGAAGTGAGCGCACAGAAAAAACACCCCGGTGTCAGATGATGCCGGGGTGTTTCTGTTTCTGGGGCTTTTTGCGTTTACGGGCCTGTGCGGACTGTTGCGCGGTGACCTGCTTGTGATGCCAACTGCACAAGGATCGTAGGTTCTCGATGCGGTGGTCGAGCCTTTCGCCCACATGGTCGCAGTCCGTTGCTGGGGCCTCGCATCGTGCGCCTGTGTCTGCGCGTATCGCGGTGCACCGGAACCCGTCGAGGCGGAATCTTGCAAGGCGTAGCTGTGTCCAGTTGCGGGGGAGTGTCGCGCGCCTGTCCGTGGGGCGCTGCTGCCAACCGCTCATTTCCCGCGGGCCCGGAGCATTTGTCGTGCGTGCAATGCTTCGAGGCGATCCTGTTCGCCGCATTCCTCAGCGGCAAGCTCGGACGTGTACCTGGCCGGGCATTCAGGGCACTTGAACATTACGCGCTCCCGTCGTTGGTGCGGAGGGTGTCGCTCATTGGTTGCCTTCGCGCTCATGCACTAGCTCATGGTCGAGCTTCAAGCTGGGCACTGGGAACGTGGCAGGGCAGAGGCTGCACTTGTAGGCGTCGTCGCTCAATCGTTACCCCCTGTAAACACGAAAACCCCGGAGGGATAAGTCCGGGGTTCGACATCGAGTCTGCATTTTCATCATGGGTAGCCGAGCTTGGTGCGCACTACCTTGTCTTCGTGGATCAGCGCAACGAACGGCCCCTTTGCTGAGCATAATTGCATGATCCTTTTCTCGTGAGCGATGATTCGCTCAATCATTGACTGTCCGGTCAGAATTCCGCTCCCCATGGCGAAGACACGAGCATCGCACATGTGCACGGTGCGTGCTTCGATAGGACGCCTCGCGATCATCTTGTCTTTGCAGAGAATCGCTTCGCCGTTCTCGGATGCATCTCGAATCCAGTCAGGGTCCTCAAGCCGCTCGCCAACGTCATGACCGTAGCGCTCTGCCATCGTGACGACATCCCATCCCGAGGCTCGCAGTGCATGCGGAATGAGCTGCCCGCCGAGGCTCCGGTCGATAAAGAATGTCGTCAAGGTATCTCTTATGAAGCGGTAAGAAGAAGCTCTTGAACTGATTGCACTGGCATTCCGAAATCCTGCGCAAGCGACGCACTGTCTTCGCCGGCCCGGGCTCGATCCACTATGTCGGAAACGCGCACACCAATGTCCTTAACGGTTGGCTGCCCGAAGTTGACTCGGGGGTCCACGAAGATCTTCCGATCTGGGAAGTGGACTTGGCCGACGAAGCCGTCGAAGTAGTCGATCTGCTTGAGATGAGCATTCACGATTTCCCCGAATGCTGCCTGCTTGTTGCGCACCACCACGAGTCGCGTGTCACCGTCCGTGAAATTCATTAAGATCTCGGCCCCGTCAGTTTGGAGCCTTTCGCTGGCTAAGGCATTCTCTAGCCCGATCTCCTTGCGGAGTACTTCCACTGTCTCTCGGATGCGCGGCAGCGGGACTCCGGCACGCGTAAAGGCGCGCACAATGAACGCTTCAGCGAGACCTACGAAGGGAACTTTGAAGCCTCGACCGCTCTCCGCGGTGATGATCGGTGGCATCAGTGTGCCGTGTGTCGTCCGGTAGCCACTCGCCCAACGTTGCAGCGACGACTGTGGAGCACCGAGAATCGATGCGACTTCGGATTGCGAGTAGATCGGGATGCTCATAATGTCATCCATGGCAGCCGTCCTCGCAAGCATATCCACATACTACAAGCGATCAAGCCAATTGACCCAGCGCAAGCGCACGCTGCCGCAGCGGTTCCAATTCCGCGTGCAGCCGCCTCATGCCTTCGTTGAAGTCGCCGCGTTCCAGCTCGTCAACGTGGTCAGCGAGTGCCGCGCGGACCTTTGCGCGAATACCGTCCGCGTTAGGTGTGGGTTCATCATGGTCAAGCACCTCGCACCGCCGTAAGAATCTGCCCGCGCTCACCTCGCGGTTGTGTGTGGTGTGCTGATCGAGTGGCGCGGGCAAGAATGTGTGCTGATTCGCATACGCGGGCTCAGCCGGGCCTCGATAGACGCGCAGCGCGTTCGCGAATCCGGCAGGGCTCGAACCTGCAACCTCCGGTTTTGGAGACCGGCGCTCTACCAATTGAGCTACGGAGACAAGTGGGAAGGGGTTCTTGAGGCCCCGCAGTGAGTGTTGCTTCAAGCCTATGAAACTCACTGGCCGCATCCTGTCGGCGACGACTCGGCGCGTTCAGTGGAGCTACCCACGTCGCTAACAGCAACCTCGACTCACTCATTTGAGCATTGTCGAGCGTCAGCATTGCGCCTTTTGATGCGCGCGTTACCTCCGCCGTTGGGCACAACAACCCGCGGGTTTCGGCACTCCGCCATTCCCTAACAGCGTCCGGTTGGCCGACCATTCGCTGCCGCGCCCCTGCGAGGAATCGAACCTCGCGCCTAATGCTGGCCCTCACCGCGATTGCGGTGTGATGCGCGTAGCAACCATCGGGCCGGTGACCATCAGGGGCTTGGTGCCTGCCACCGGGCCAACAACCTATCCCGTGCAGGCTCTCACCGTCGTGGTGTGCGACACGAGGGTGAGGTGACCGCGTCAGATGCGGTACAGAGTCACCCCACAGGATTCCAGGCCATGCGGGGCAAGAATGAGAAAAGCCCCGGCAACGAACCGAGGCTTCCCGAAAAACTACAGACTTGTAGTGGATGCTTGAGATTTTATCATGATCACGTGGCCGCGTGCAGCATTTCGAACTGGTGAGGTTTAACGCCACGTTCTGTCATTGCGAGCGCTTCCGCGAACGTGCGGAACTCGGTGCGATCCCAGTGCGCTCCGCACGACTGGCACGACACCGACAGAGTGTCGCCGGTGAGTTGCTCGCGCGTGAACTCGAGCGTGGGGGAAGTCACCAGGTCACCGTCGACCCGGCGTGTCACCGTGGTTGCCCAGCACCCAGGCGCAGGACATGGTCCCTTCACGGGCACCTGCACGGTTGGTCGCTCCAGTAGTGCGACGATCCGTTCGGCAAGCATGGTGATGAACTCGGCAACCGTGGTGGTGGTCAGTTCGGGCTCGACGCGGACACCCTTCGTGGTTGGCACAGTCTTCTTCACCGTATAGATGACGAGCGTGTCGGGTTCGAGCCCTTCAGCCCACTCTGCGAGTAGGTGCTCCGGATGTTCGATGCCGGGGACACGCTGGAACCGCTGCACCCACACCTCCGTGATCCAGTCGTCGATGCACTGGTACAGGTCGAGCGCGGGCGCGGACAGGGGGAGGCGTGCACGCGACTCAGCCACCCCGCCGTTGCGTCCGTCTTCACCAAAGATCGCGTCTCGGAGTTGTTGTATCAGTGGTGCCGCGTGGCCGGTTGTTTCCGTTCCGTCGTCGCGTTCGAGGGTGACGGTGTGTGGTTTCGTGAGGCGGGCAAGGGCATGCAGCATTTCGAGTCTCCTGGTAGACACGCGGACGCGGTTGCGTCCGACTGTGAGACTCGTTGTGCTTGGCTCGGCCCTCCTCTTTCCGCGCCAATTCTAGGCGATCGTTTAGCTTTCGGGGAACTGCCACTCCCAGCCGTCACCGGTCGCTATCGACAGTACGAGGTAGCCGGCTTCGACCGGCACGTCGAGGACAACCTTCCCGTTGAGCTTCTCCGACCGTCCAATGTTGAGCGGGATTGTTTCGGTGCTGTTCATGCATGTGGTCGCGGCGTACGTGTGCGGGTCAGAGTTCACGGTGGTGCCGTTCTCGGCAATGACTTTCCAGTCGTTTGCCAGATGCACTTCGTAGCCTTCGAACGATGGCCCTGTTTCTGCTGTCATGCTGACCACGAGGAAGTGACCATTCTCGGGTTCCATGGCCTCAGCGTTGGTGCAGCCGGGGTCAAGTTCGATGCTGTCCACACCGAAGACGATGAGTTCCTCGCCGTCCTTGTTGGTGATGTTCGCGCCTTCTCCGACCTTCTTGATCACGTTGCCGCGCTCGGACAGGGTGATTTCCTCGGAGGGTTCTTCCTCGACTGCGGACTCAACGTTGGGTGCTACCGGGGGTTCGTCTGGTGTGCACCCGCTGAGCAGCGTGACGGAGATCGCGGTGAACAGGGCAGCGGTGGCAAGTTTGCGAATGTCAATCAT